CGCTCCCATCCTTCGCGGTAGCGATGGGCCTCGCGCTGGGATAACCAATGGCAATCAACAACGTCGACGTCAAGTCCTTCGAGGACGCGAGCCTGCCCACGACCGACACGGATCTGTACACCGCGCCGGCGCTCACCACGACCACGATTCTGTCAACGCTGTTTTCCAACAAGTCGGCTGACGTCGTCAACATTAGCGCTAAGATCGTGCGCTCGGGCGGCTCGCCGACCGTGTACATCGTCAAGGACGCGCCGGTGCCGGTCGGCGGCTCGCTGGAGATCATCGAGAACAAGCCGATTGTGCTCGAAGCCGGCGACAAGATCACCGGTGCCGTCACCACCGGCGGCGCGTCCGACGTCGACGTGGTCGGCAGCATCATGGAGATGACGTAACGTGACGCGTTACATCGGCAACGCGCCGGCCGCTGCGGTCATCACAAGCGATCAGCTAAGCGACGCCGTAGTTACCACGGCGAAGCTGGACGACGAAGCAGTCACCGAAGCAAAGATCGAAGCGAGCGTGCTCACGCAGAGCCGGCCGCAGCTTGGCACCACGAAGAGTGCGTCAAGCACGGTGGTGGATTTCACAGGCATCCCGTCGTGGGTCAAGAAGATCACCGTTACGCTCGTCGCGGTATCCACCAACGGCACATCGCGCTTTATTGTGCAGATTGGGGATAGCGGCGGTGTGGCATCGTCCGGCTACGCAGCCAGCCGCGTGAACCTAACCAACGCGGGCGCGGTAAGTATCGGCGGGGACTCCACTGGGTTCCATGTGATGAACGCGGCGGCGGCTGCCGACGCTTATCGGGGCGTCGTTGTTTTGACTCTGCACGACGCCGCCACGAATACTTGGGTTTCTCAGTCCACGATTCGGTCGGACACCGGAACTACCATCTTCTTAGGCGTGGGCAGCAAAGCGTTGGCGGCTGCGTTAGACCGAGTACGCCTGACGACAGACAACGGCACCGACACGTTCGACGCGGGCAGCGTCAATATCCTCTACGAATAGGAGACAGCAGTGAAGGAAAAAATCGCAGCCGTCGCGCTCATCGCCGTCCTCGTCGTCATCTTCATCGTGAGCACCGTGCTGGCTCCGCTCGCGCTCCTTTTTCGCCCAGGGCCAACGTTCCGCGCGATGAACCGCCTGTGCGGCGCCGCGTGGCTCGGCACGGACGGGAAAAATACGATCAGCAAGGAGTGCGGATTCGAGCTGGCGCGTGCCAAAAACGACGGACGGCGCCCGTGCAAGTTCTGCGCTCGCCTCTGCGCCATCCTGTCTTCCGGCGACCCCCAGCACTGCGAAAAAGAGGCAGCCAAATGAGCTTCGTCCAAAAAGCGCAGGCTGCCGTTGAGGCGGTGCAGTCCGCCCCCGCTCCGGTCAACTTCACGGTCATGTTCGGCAGCCTGATTATCTCGTTCCTACAGCCCCTCGCCATCATCGTGACCGTCCTGTGGGGCTGCCTGCAGATCCATGGTTACGTGAAGCGCGAGTTCGGCCGGGACTTCCTCTGGCTGTCGCGCTGCTTCGGTAAGAAGTAATGCCTCTGCGCGGCATCGCGATCAACAGTCCGGGCCGTTTCGGGCTGAACACGCAGGACGACATCAACGTCGGCAGTGACCCCAGCTCGCTATCGTTCGCGAGCGAGGCGCGCAACGGTGTGATCGACACGTCCGGGCGTCTTGTCGCGCGCAAGGATTTCGTGCTGCAGACCGCCGGCTTCTCCGGCACGGTCGAGACGGTCTACACGCACCGCCTGAACGACGGCACCGAGGTTCTGATGTCCGCGGCCGCGGGACAGATTTACAGTGGGCTCGGTACGCTCACCTCCCGCTTCGACTACCGCGCCGGCAGCCAGATCGTCGACGTCGGAGGGGCCAAGACGGGCGCAACGGCGACCGGCCTCGCGAACGACGCGACGAGCTACACGTACCAGATCAGCGTGGACGGCGGCGGCACGCAGACGATCAACGTCACGGGCAGCACGGCGCAGACCTACACGAACCTTATCACGCAGATCAACGCCGACATCACCGGCGCGACCGTTGCCCTCGAAGCCGGCAACCTGAAATTCACGAGCGGGACGACCGGGGCGTCGAGCAGCATCGCGCTTACCTCCGGCGGGGGCGGTACGAATCTGTTCTCGACGCTCACCAACTTCGTCGCCGTGCGGTCCGCCTCCGCTGGCACGACCACGGACAACAACTGGCAGTTCGCGACGCTCTCCAGCAAAATTTACGCGGCGCAGAAGGGTCGGCAGTTCGTGTGCTTGAACGAGTCGACCTTCGCGGCCGAAGCGCTCACCGGGCAGCCGTGGACCGGGCACCCGAACATCGTGATTTCGGCAGATGGCCGCCTGTGGGCTGCCGACGACGAGACCGGCAGTAATCGCTATACTGTGTGGTGGAGCGACCTGCTCAACGGCAAGGTGTGGAACTCGGGCGACGCCGGCAACCTGAACCTGCAGAACGTGTGGCCTACCGGCCAGGACTACATCGTCGGCATCGAGATGCTGTCCGGTCGCCTGCTGATTCTCGGCCGCAATTCGATTCTGCTCTACACGCTGCCCGCGACGCACGATCCGGCCGACATGAGCTTGACCGACGTGGTCGAGAACCTCGGCTGCGTTGCGCGCGATTCGATTATACTGGCTGGAGGGGACTTGTATTTCCTCTCCGACAACGGGCTGTATCGAATTCCCCGTCTCGCTCAGGTGACGTCGCTGGTGACGCTGCAGAAGGTCTCGAAGCTCGTCGCGGACGACTTTGTTTCCACGTACGCGAGCGAGACCATGGAGAAGGTGCGCGCCGGGTACAACCCCGTCGAGAAATTCCTCGTGGTGAACGCGCCGACCGCGAACAAGGTGTGGTGCTTCCATCTCGACCGCATCATCCCCGAGCACGAAGTCCCCGCGGCGACGGACTGGACGAACGCCTCGAACCCGTTCCGCGGCTTCTGCTTCGACAAGTCCGGAAATTGGTACGCGGCGATGACGGACGGCATCGGCAAGTACACCGGCTACACGCCGGACGGCGCGCCGAGCGCGTACGACTTCTCGTTCTACACGCAGTGGAGCGGCCTGGGCGATGATACGCGGCTCAAGCTTCTGAAGAGCTGGGCGCTCACGCTGGAGACCGCAAGCGGGCAAACGGGCACGTTCCGCTGGCAGCAGGACTTCATCTCTGGCACGACGCGGACCGCGGATTTCACGTGCAACGCAACCGAGTTCGCTGAAGATCCGGGCATCGGCATCGTCAAGGGCCAGTTGGGCGGCCATTGCAACACGGCGCGCGCGGGGGTTACGACCACGATCAACGGAGACGCGGTCAGCGTCCACGGGCTGCGCGTGTACGCGACGCCCGGCACGACCAAGATCCGGTGATAGATATCATTCGCTCGGTCGCGATCAGCGACGTACGCAAGATCCTAGCGCAACCGCGCGACATAGAGCGCGGGGCCTTCGAGTTCTACCCGCCGGATATGCTGGAGAAGCTGCTGATCGGCCGCAAGAGCCGAGCCAGCACGGTGTTGGAGGACGGCCAGCCGATCGCCGCCGGCGGCGTGACGCTCACCGACGATCCGCGGGTGTGCGCCGCGTGGTTCATCGCGCGGAAAGATCCGCGGCCGTATGCGCGCGCCGTGTGGCGCGAAACTAAAGCGATCATCGGCGGAGCCCTAGTTCGTGGGCTCATCATCGTGGCCGACGTAGTGCCCGGGCAAGAAGTAGCAGAGCGTTTCGTGCGGAAGCTGGGATTCCAGCGCGTGCCGGGAAGCGAACATCAACCAACCCTTCAGTTTTACCTTGTAGGAAAACAGTCATGAGCGTCGGAAGCGGCGGCAGCATCCCAATCGGGCAGACGATTCAAGAGACAATCCAGGCAGCGGTGAACCAGCCCACCGAGGCGGTATCGGGCGGCGAATCCGAAGGGGCCGCGCGCGAGCGCCGCATTCGCTGGGCGCCGAATTACTCGTCGTTCATCTTCGAAGACGAAAATCCCGGCGCCTTCTGGCAGGACGCGGTAGCTCCCGATGCGTGGAACAACGACGGCACCGCCGCTGGTTGGTACACGCG